GGCGGGGTCGATTTAGCCAATTCGACTATGAACACGTTCATTTGTGACCAATTACTTCCTGAGTTGTTAGTTCAAGGGAAGGTTGGAACGTACATCGACGCAACGCAAGGCCAAGAAACACGAGCCACCAATGCTCGTCCTTACATGTACGTCTATCCGGCTGAAGACATCTTGAATTGGCATTACTCAGTATCGAACCCAGCTCAACTCGATGCCCTATTAGTCAAAGACTCCATTTATGAGTTTGAGGGGCCTTTACCTATTCGAGAGAAAGACCAATATAGGCTTTACGAAGTCGTAGGGAATGAAGTCCAAGTCTGGATCTCTGATACTAGAGACTTCAACGACTCTCCAATGATCTTGAATCTCAGAGAGATCCCATTTGTCATCTCTGAGATCCATGAATCGTTACTTAAGGAAGTCGCGGATTATCAGATCACTCTGTTGAATATTTGTTCGTCTGATATCGCCTATATTCTTCGGAGTAATATCCCGTTTTACACGGAGCAATTTGACCCGCGTGAAGAACAGTTCAAGAAACGAGAAGAACCTGAGACCTCAGAACTATTAGAACCTGAGGCTAATGAACGAACCGTTGGAACAACCGCAGGTGTTCGTTACCCCAGCGGNTTGGATCGCCCCGGCTTCATTCATCCTTCGTCCGAGCCCCTCACGGTTTCGATGGAGAAACAAGAGCAAATTAAGACTGAGATCAATTTGCTCATGGACATTTCACTGCTCAACTTACAGGGAAGAGCGTCCGCAGAAAGTCGTGAACTAACAGATCGTCCAATGGAGTCAGGCCTTAAATTCTTAGGCCAACAGCTCGCAGCTACTGAGAATCAAATTGCTCATATGTGGGCATTGTACGAAAATAATGACTCAGCTACTATAACGTATCCTGACCAGTATGACTTGAGAACGGAAGAACAACGTATAGCTGAAGCAGATAATGTCCTCAATCTGAAGGACCGTGTAACTTCAAACGCTTATCGTCGTGAGCTAATGAAACGGGCGGTTTCTACATTGTTGTCGCATCGCGTTTCAGTCGAATACCTCTCGGGGATCCATAAAGAAATCGACCAAGCTCCTGGAACTACTGGCGACCCCGAGAGTATTGCACAAGACTTCGAGCACGGCTTAGTCGGAATGGCTACAGCCTCACTTCTACGAGGGTATAAAATTGGTGAATCTGAACAAGCTAAAATCGACCATATTGAACGTCTTAAGCGTATTGCGGAGTCTCAAAGTGAAGCTGCTCGCGGCAATCCAGACTCTTCAGGAGACCCTCAAGGGGAAGCAAGACTAGAGAAAGCAGTGTCTCAAGACCCCGACACTTCTGAAACGGGTGAAAGGGGGACTCGTGGCCCTGCTCGCTGACATAACTTTCGCTAATGATTACTTCTCCTCGCGGGTATTCGGAGGTACGTGGTTCAGCTATTCCGATACAATCAAGGATCAAGCTCTTCAAACAGCCACGGATCGTATTAACCTGTTAGCTTTTGCGGGTGTTAAGAAGGATTCCGATCAGCCTCATGAATTCCCAAGGTCGCACCATGAAGAGATCCCGGAAAATGTAAAGAAAGCCGTGTGTGAGGAAGCCTTCGCCATTCTAGAGAGAGGCGAAGATCCTGACCCGGACTTCCAAATCGAGCGTGAGTCATACGCTGGCGTCTCTGTATCCTACAATTCGACGTTAATTCCCGTACACAAAATACATGGAATGACAAGCTATAAGGCTTGGAACTTCTTAGTCCAATACTTGAAAAACCCCACGAGCATAAGGATTACGCGAACATGAGTATTTATCAACTCCACTTGTTGGATGATGTTGAGCCAGATCAAACGGGTCAAACTGACCAAGGTCAAGGTCAAGGTCAAGGTCAAGGTCAAACTGACCAAGGCCAAGGCCAAGATCAAACCGAAGAAGAAACTAAGAAACTCAAGGCTCAACTTGAGGATTATAAGAAGACTCTTGATGACCTGAAGGCTTCGCTCAATATGACCGAGGAACAGAAAAAGTCATTTGAGCAAAAAACTAGGGAGCTTGAAAATTCCAAGCTCACGACCGAGCAGCAATATGAACGTCAGCTGCAAGAATTGCAGAACAAACTAGACACAACCCAATCCTCTTTGGAAGAACGTGAGAAAGCTTGGCAAAAGCGTTTCGAGGATGAGAAGATTCGTACCGAAATCCTCAGCGCAGCAACGAACAAAGAGACTGAGGCATATAATCCGTCTCAGATTCTTAGTTTGTTACGCCCTAATACTTACGTCACCGAAGAACTAGACAGCGACGGCAACTCCACTGGAAACTTCAAAACACTCGTCAACTTCTCTGACGAAGACAAAGACGGTAATCCTATTACCCTTGACTTGTCTCCGAAAGAAGCCTTGAAGAGGATGAACGATAAGCCCGACCAATACGGAAACTTGTTCAAGCAGAATGTCACAAATGGCATGAGCTTGAATAGGAATTCGCCTGGGTCTAAGGATACAGGTCCTCCGGTCGGCGACCCCAAGGCTTACAGGGAATGGCGAGAACAGAACAAGGACCAAGTTACCCGATGACTATGAAAAGTATTTACGGACTTCGGCTGTTGAACACTCTAGACCCCATGACTCCCGAGTGGTGGGCTGAAGAGGGCCTGGTTCGTCTTGAGAAGGCTCTGGTTACGAGTCAGCTCTGTAACCGTGACTACCAAAATGAATTCCAAAGCGCCGGTGACGTTGTGAACGTCCACCGCGTGGGCGAATTCAATACCGATAAGAAACAACCTGGCGAAGAGATTGACATCCAAGACGCGAGCAGCGAAGCGGATCAGGTTAAGTTGAATCTGCATCTATACAACTCGTTCGCACTTGAGGATGTTGAACGCCAGAAGGGCTTCCCCAACTTGGTCGAGCGGTTCTTGGCCCCTGCGGTCTATAGCATCGCCCGGACGCTTGATCAGTATGTTGGCATGGAAAGCTACCGTTTCCTAGATACCGTTGGAGGTAAGATTAACAAGACTGTTGATTATGACGATCTTGTTGACGTGAACACGCGGATGCTCGCTAACAATGTCCCTGATGAGGGTCGTTACGTCGTTCTTGGGCCATCCGCGAAAGGCGATCTGCTAAAGACCGGTAAGCTTACTGAGTATCGGATGACTGGTGACGGTTCTCCGATTCTTAACGGCTTCATTGGTGAGGCCTCGGGACTTTCGCTTCTGTACAGTCAGAACGTTCCCTCGGTGCCCAAGTCGGCTGACACTGAAACGGAAGCAGTTGATGGGGCTCACGGTCCTGGCGCTACAGAGATCACGGTTTCGACCTTGGGTGAGGATATTAAGAAGGGTCAGTGGCTCTTGATTGAGGGTGATAATACTCCTCAACAGTGTACTGAAGACATTGCTTCTCCTTCCACTGAACTCAAGATCACTCCGGGCTTGCGATATGACGTTGAGGACGCTGCGGAAATTACCGTCTTCAGTGCCGGAGCCGTTAACTACGGTTCGGGTTACAGCGCCGGATACGACGATGCTATCGAATATGATGGCTTCACCCAAGAGCCTCATGTTGGACAAGGCATCACGTTTGGTGAATCGAGCCATGTCTACGGTGTTTGGAAAGTCGATTCTTCCAACAACGAGATTTACTTGTCTCAACCGCTGGCGGAAGCTGTTTCGGATAACGACGAAATCAACCCGCTACCTTGGGGTACATACAACATCGCGATGCGTTCTCCTGCAATCACGTTGGTGAATCGTCCGATGGATATCCCGATGGGAGCCAACGGGGCGTATGCCCAGTATAACGACTTGTCGTTGCGTGTGCTGATTTCTTATGACCACAAACGGATGCGTAACATCGTTACGGTTGACAGCTTGTTCGGTCTTAAGACTCTGGACACGGCGCAAGGCGCTGTACTGCTTAGCTAATAGCCAATGTCTAAAGACTTCGTGAAACGTTCCGTATCACGCTTAACGAATCGGTATCCCGATCACGTGACGATTACCCTATGGGGCGAACACGATGTTAATTTAGACACTGGGTTAGCAGCTCAAGAACAAGTTTCGTTCGATGTCAAGGGTCTTATGACCCCGATTGAACAAAGCTATAGAGACCACTCAGGAAGACCTTCTCGTGACTACGGTGGCTTTTTTGATTTATCAGAAGCAAGATTCACGTTCACTCGTGACCAGTTACCTTGTGAGTTTGATAACAAGAAAGTCACCGTCAGTCAGAGAGGTCGAACCTGGGAGGTTGACCCTACCGGATATATGGCGGATGAAGATGTCATTGTTCTCACATTGAAGGAAGCTTCATGAGGTTTGATACGGATGTTAGACGAGGTATCTTCAAACATTTTGACTCTCTTGATGTCACAATGTTTGTTGAAGGAATGGACCGAGACCATCTATCGGATGAGTGGCTCGAACCCCGTATCTACCCGATCAGATACTCAGAAACTCCTGGACAAACAACGATATATGCAAGACTCAATATCTTATGTGTCGTGACTTTGCCTAAGGTAGACATCTATAAGATGAGTAAGCTCAAAGACAAGATCATTGATCGTGTCAATGTGCCTATTCCGATTTATGATGAGAGCGACGATTTCCTTTTCTGCCTACAGAAGTATGAACACACCGCTGAGGATTACGGACAACCTAACCCCGCGATTAAGCTCGAACAGAGCTTAATTAAGGTTCCTTGTGAGGGATACTATGAGCACTAAAAGAGCACAATTCAAGTTCACCAAGATGGAAATCATTGATGGGAGTTCTCCTGCGAATTCCATTGAGGTGATCTTCGGTGACGAAGGGTCTGTTAACTGGACCCGTTCGACTCCGCGTCTTTACGAAAAAGATCGCGGTAATCTAGACACTGTGATTGATGATGAAGAAGAACCTTTGACTGTTGATGTGAGTGGTCGATGGTCGTACATCAGGGGTTCAGGACCTGATGACGTGACCATGTATGATGCATTGCATGGTGAAGGTTCGGCAGGCCCGTCGCCTGGCGCTGATTGGACTTCGGTTGACGACACCGTGTGTAGCCCTTATGCGGTTGATCTCGTCTTCACATATGAGCCTGATTGTGTGCCTGATGATGCGGGTGAGTATGCTGAGAAGATGACCTTCCCTCAATTCCGTATTGAGGAATGGACAGGCGATATTAGTCAAGGCTCGTCTACTATCAGCTTCAACGGATCGTGTAACGTAGTCAAACCCGATATTGAGCGTTATGACCATACTGCGTAAGGAGTAGTCAATGAAATGGCAAGGTGAACAAATATATGTTCCTAACGAAACGGATGTGAAAATCACACGCCGTGATGGAACTACTCTGGAATTCAAATTCCAAGCAGTTGAAGACATGAATGCTTTTGAGAAGTTGTANCCACAGCCTTCGCCNCCGTGGATAAAAAACAACAAAGGTCAAGTGAAGTACCAACANGATGANCCCAAGCATCAAGAGGCCATGACCGATTGGGCTCGTAAGCGAATGCTNTGGCTCATCTTGAAGTCAATGGAAGCAACCAAAGACTTGGAATGGGAGTCTGTTGACATCAACGATCCTGACACGTATGACCTGTTCGAGGATGAGTTGAAAGAAGCAGGCTTGAATCAGGTCGAGGTCAATAAGCTGAGTATGGCGGCTCTTGAGGCTAATAGTCTCACAGACGCTATGATTGAGAACGCGCAGCAGGATTTTTAAGTTTCTCAGGAGGAGGTGATTCTAGCGGGAAAATCGTTGCTCCTTATCGAACAGCGCAGTACTTAACATATCGCGCTTGTGAACGGTTTGGATTACTACCTCCAGGGGTAAGTCAACAGTGGGACGATAACTCGAATTTCACCAAGGCTAAGCTAATGGCTTACGAAAACATACGTCACCATGAGGAGTCAGGGCAAGTAAAATGATGATCATTAGCGGCATATTCACAGTTTTTGAGCTTGATAAGAGAGAAGCTCTAGAAAAGCTGGATACTGCTGTACGTGATCTCCAAGAATCAGCGGCTTCTGAATTCCTGTTAGCCGCACAAGCTAAGGTTCCTGTACTTACAGGCCAAGCGAAAGCAACGCTTGCCCCGTTAGCTCGTGAGATCGGAATCCTTGGGCTATTCGATTTTACTCCTGACTCCCCTCATGTTGACCAACGTGAAGAACTAAGAGCCCAAGGACAAACTGAATCTCGCGGCGAAAGTCTTGGTAGCTATGAGTTTCAACGTATCCACAACAATTACATTTTGCGTATAGCATCCAATTTGGATTATTACGACACCTGGGAAACACAGCCTACTCCGGCAGGCCGTGGACGATGGATGTCGTATCCTGAAGGCAGACGCTATTTCATTAAGTACGTTCAGGAGCATGGTCATGAACACCTCAATGTGTTCCAAAAGCCAAGCCCCCTGAAACGTAAGAAAGTCACGTTTTAATGGCTGAAGAACAACTAAATCTGAACGCAACACAATTCGTTGATGAGCTTGATCGTGCAGGGAAGGCTGTGACTAGGTTTCAACAAAAGGTCCAAGCCCTACCCGGCCATTTACGCGGTCANGCTANNGCNNCGACTGAGGCTGGCAAGAAGACACAAGACTATACGCAGAGNGTCCACAAAAACCAACAAGCCCAACAAGCTGTAGCACAATCTACTAAGCAAACCACCAAAGCTCTTGGCGATCAATCTGTTCAGATTGTAGGAATTACCCTCCGCTATAAAGAGCTGTTCAAACTGGTCATGGCGCGTGTCGTGACCTTGATGTTCCATCAACTTCAGTCCCAAGCTCGTCAGTCCATCACGGATATGCGCGACCTCGAAGTCGCGCTGTTAGAACTTCAAACTATTGCTGGAGAGATGGAGCAAGGTGCTGAAGGCATCGCCATGATGCACCGTGAAATATCTGAGATGTCCAGGCAATTTGGGATCGCTCGCCTTGATATTGTAGACGCACAATATCAAGCCCTCTCCTCTTCCATCGGTGACTCCACTCGCGAGATCGAAACATTTACTCGTGAGATGATTCGTTTCTCTAAAGTCACAGCCACTACTCTCCCCGATTCTGTTGGCTTGGCTGCTTCAATTCTTAACTCTTTCAACATGAGCGTCCTTGAAACGAATCGGGTCATGGCCGTGATGTTTGGCATGATTCGAGAAGGCCGGTTACGCGCTGAAGAAGTCGCTAATACCTTTGGCCGTGTGACGGCTTCAGCTGAAGCTGTGGGCGTTTCATTTGAAGAAGTCTCTGCTACAATGGCTATTATGACTCGGGGAGGTGTTCGAGCGCGTGAAGCCATGACTGCTCTTAACGCAATCCTAGAGCAGTTCATTCAACCTTCTGAACAACTCACACAAGTTTTTAGGCAATGGGGTGTCACTTCTGGTGAAGCAGCTATTGCTACTTTTGGCTTCACTGGAGTCATGGAGAGATTTGGTGATATCGTCCGGGAAGAGGGTATCCAAGCTCTAGGAGAACTAGTTACTCAGAAACGCGCACTTCGTGGGATTCTCCTTGCCTTAAATCCTGAGCTTGAAGAACTCACCCAAGAATATCAAGATGCCTCAAAGCAAGCTGAAGAATACGGCGATATCATTGAACAAAGACTTAATGCCCCTGCGGAAGAATTCGACCGTCAGATGCAACGTATCCGCATGGGCTTTGATGCTATTGGTCAATCAGCTATTAACAGTGTTGACCAATTATCTAAGTGGGGGCTCGGTCTTAGTACCATACTTGAATTGTTGGTGAAATGGGGGGCTCTTTTTGCAGGTTCAGTTGCTGCTACACATGCTTATAACCATGCAGTTAAGGCTAGTGCAGCAGCTACGGTCAAGTATAATGCAGCTGTAAAAGCAGCGATTACTGCTAAGGCGGGTTTGCAACATCAAACTTATGCGACTTTGGGTTCCTGGATGGCTTACGAAGCCCAGGTACACAAAGCAACAGCCGCAACTTCTGGGTTAACTAAAGCCACTGTTGGTTTGAAAGTAGCTTTGAGTGGTGTGGTAGCTGTACTTAAGTCCCCTG